CCATAGAATGTTACTGTTGTAATTACTACTATCTACAGCAGTAACATTACTCCCCAAATCAATCTGACAAGTAGTATCTAATGTCAGATTTGCTAACGCATTTTTACCTAATTTTTTCATTTACGCAACACCTCCTAAATTAATATAACTAACAGTATTGTCACTTAATAACTGTGTTATTGTATCTGCATTGTCTGTGTAAATATCTACTCCGTTATTTGTTGTGTTATAGATAACTTCGTGTGCAAGGTTAATGTAAAATAGCGTTTCTTCCGAAGACAACGCTGTTATCACCTTGCATTTCTCTACAGCTCCTATCTCAAGCCCAACATTTGCAAGATATTTACTATTTAGAGCTATGCTGTTAAGTAACTCTACAGATTTGTTGTATACTTCTTTGGCTGAAGCTAAATTATTTTTGCAGTCTTCTAGCAAATTGTTTACATCGTTTTGTATCTGTGTAAGCTCAACTACCGCATTCTCTCTAGTTTCGTTTATAGCACTTGTACTTGCAGATACTTCACTTTTATATGTATCCAATAGAGACTTGCAACTCTCCCAGTCTGCCTCTACTTCATTGTACTTAGACAACAACTGTCTATATAATGTATCGCTTGGTTGTGATGCAAGTCCACCAAGCTGACCAGTTGCTAATACATTTATCTCTACTTCTGTACTGGTAAGGGTACTACCCCCTACCAAAGATACAGTTAAAACACCCTTGCCTAACAGGACCTCCCAAGGCACAGTACATTCCCTATTATCGTCTAAGACCATATCGTAAGCAGGACCGTTATCCTTACTAAATATAGCAACAATAGGGTTAAGGTCGTCCCAATCTGAATTAAGACTAAATCTAGCACTCAATTCGTTCTGGGTATACGCTACAACTTTGTTTAAATCCGTTCTTCTCAAATTTGACCCTGTTGCTTTAAACTCAATATATACCATTTTCTCCACCTCCTACTTGTTCAATGCTGCATCTTCCCTTAATTTTTGATGCGTATATTTACTTAATTGTTCGTGTGTAAATCTACCTAGAATTTCGTGCGTATTATACAATAAGCCAAAATCAATTACCAAATTCGCCGGAACAACCTCGTCCAACATTCGCCTTACTTCTTTTTCGTACTCTTTTGTGTATAAGGTTAAAGAAACTTTTAGCTTGTACTCTTTAAAGTAATAATCAATTTTGTAGTTATCTGCCCCTACAATAGATGTAAGCCTTTGATTTAATGTAAGCCCAAAGGAATTTAGTCTACTTAAAATTCTGAACCTCCTAAACTCTACATCTATACTAGAGTTGGTAATGTTTAAAATCTTTTCCCATCTATCTAGTCCTGTACTTTCAGCAGTAGTTACAAAAAGTTCATTCGTGAGGCTGTTAATCTCGGACTTTAAATTGTCTAACTGTAAATCTTCAGCTCCACCTAAAACTTTAAATTCTCTGATTTCAGCTAAAACAGGAGGCAAATATTCTATTATTTTCAATACTTACACCCCCTTTACAACTAACGCCTCGAAGTTAAAAATTTCATCCTCTTTGGCTTCTAATGTTCTAGTTGTATCATCACCAAATGTAAGGCTTGCAATATCTTGTATTTCCGCAATTTCTGCTAATCGAGCTATAAGCTGATAACTGCTTAATGTAAGAGTTGTGTTATCTTCCCATTTGGCATTAATTTCTTTGATGTAATTCTTAATAATATCGTTGGCTTTTATTGTTACTGTTGCCTCGTCGGCACCGTTAGCAAGTAACCAATCTATGTTAATTGTTACGCCTTTTAAATCAACACCAGCAACAGAAACAACATGCCCTATAGGGGCTAGTCCGTCACCCTGCCCTTCTGTTTTAACAGGGTCTAATATTTCTTTTACACTCTTTACAAGCTCTACACTAGGTTCGTTATCTTCCGAAGAAGTAAATATAATGCCTACTGTTCCCCCACCGTCCGGAGTTCGAACAACCTTGCATTGTCCAACACCGTCTATGTCCTTCACCCACTGTTTGTACTGGGCCTTATTGCCTTGGTAAGCTGGGTTGTTTATCAGCTCAAAAAACCTGTCCCTAAAACTTTCTGTGTCCTCGGCATCTTCTCCATAAACAAGAATTTCCGTTAATTCTGCTGTTGTGAGGTTTAAAATATTGTCATAAGGCAATAATGTTCCCAACTGGCTATTGCCTATAGTTCCGGCAGCGTTGCACTGCATTTTGTACACATAAGAATCATCTATTTGCTCTATCGCTGTATAAGTTAAGTCCCCTAAGCTAAATTTAGAACCTATTTGGACTTCTGCATCAAATACGCCTTTTAAGATGGCATTTGTAGCACTTTTTGGACTAATGCCCCTTTCGCCTGCTAGTCTAATAAGATAATCTCTTTCTGCTGTATCTGCGTAAGCATTGTTTAAAACAATATCTAAGCACACAAATACATTTGCCAATTCTAGGGCAATAGGCGAAAGGGCGTCAAATATTATACTTCCTTCACGCTTATCTATATCACTAGGCACATTTCTAAACATATCTGACAGTATTTTTTCGTATGAATAGCTTTCAAACATTTATTTCCACCCCCTCCATTTTTAAATCTCCGTATTTGGTTTTTACGGTAAAGTTTATTAAAAATTTTCCACCATTTACGGTATATGAAAAATCCTCAACACTTTCTATTCTTTCGTCTTGTAACAAAGCCTCAGGAACCCTTAGCATAAGCATAGGAACAACATAGTTTTCTTCTCGACCGTAAAGGTCCTTTAATTCTATGCCATACTTATGGCTATACATAATATAGTCATATCTTTCAGTTTGTAATATTAAGTATACAGACTGCTCAACAGTTTTTAAATAGTCTTCAACTGTTCCTTGTACAATTTTCTTTTCCTTGTCTATATAGTAGGTTTTATTAGGTTGGCTTACTATATCTAGGTCTGTCATAATTTGCACATTGCTCGACTGTGGTAACATTTAATCACCATCCTTTTTAATTACATCTAGGCATAAAAAACGCTGACCCCCTTGCTGTCGCAAAAGTATCAGCTTGTCACCATTTTCTATGTTTGATGTTTTAATACTTCCAAATTCAATAAAATCAGAATCTAGTTGTAACTTTGTTTCTAAACTTACTTTTAAAGGAGATGTTTCTACCACATTTCCATAGACCCATGTAACAGGCTTTGTTGTCTGAATTGTTTCTAATGCAATAGTCTTTATAACTTTAAGTAAATCATCCATTACTTCCCATCTCCCCTACAAAATTCTTTTGACCAGCCAATTCTAAATCACAGGTATATGTAGAGTTAAAATTGTGTGTAGCCTTTGTGATAAAAAAGCAAGCCCTATCGTAATTTACATCCCCAACGTTAAGGGAGAGGTAAAGGCTTGCTCCTGCTCTTAGATTAATATTTCCAAAACATCCGGTAACTTTTAAGGTGGTTCTCTTACTTTTATAAAGATTTAGGTAAACCATACCAACTGTTGCTGGATTATCGTCTTCTTCTAATTTTACTGTCTTTTGCAACACACCCCATTGATTTATGAGGTCGCCATCTTTATAGATATATTTATCTCGGTTACCTGTTGTATCGTCATCTTTATAGCACTGTATTGTGTTATAAACATTATCATCAATACTTGTTTTGTAGCTAAAATCTTCGGCTGTTTGAGTGGTAAGCCAATAATTTGTTTGTAATTCTTTTATGCTTTTTAAACACAAAGTGCCAAAATCGTCATACAGGATATACAGTTGTCCTGTATTGTAAAGGGTAGATAACCTTGCATTTTTACACATATCAAAAATGCTTATATCATCTTCGATTCTCGTATCTAAGTATTCTGTATCGTCTATATCTCCAACTGTAAGCCCAAAATCGTTAGCAAATTGTTTAATCATATCGGAATATTTTCTGTTTTTGTAGCAGTAAGTATCCTTGTTTTTAAAGTACCTTAACTGGTCATAGGCTGTAACCTCTATGTTTCCATCTTTAGATTTTGTCTTTTCAAAAATATAGCCATAAAATACGCCTTTTCCGTGCACTCTAAAAGAAACTGCATCCCCCTCGGTAAAGTTTACTTGTCCATCATTTAAGACAGTAAATTTTAACTGTCCACAAGTGTCGGCATATTCAGTTGTCCAAATTACTGTATCGAGAATGATTGGAATATAGTCTGTTAATTTATGTATTATGTGTAGCTCGAATTTAAGATTTTGGTTTACACCCGGGCGTATCGCCTTAGCCCTTACATCAGACCCCACATTAACAACACTAACAATAGAAGTAGAACACAGTGGTACCTTTTCGGAAGAACTATCTTCCATTTCAACTCCGTCAAAATAATTACCAAAGTTTTCTACCTTTGTAATGGTTTTACCACCCCAAGAGGGATGACAAGACGAAGTACCTGGGTTTGCGTGCATAGGCTCTGTGTACCAAGTTGTTTTATCTACAACAAACTCTATTACACATTTACCGTTTAAGTGTCCCCACTTATTGCATCCGGCATCGCTCTGGTTCTTTATATCTCCAATAATACATTTAAGAACATTCCCGTTACTTTGGTATACATTAATATAATCACCAACTCTACCATAGGTTGTGGTACAGGCTACTACATATCTGTTATTAATAATGCCAAAACCTTCTGAATCAAAATTTTGCCCAGCTTTATCTCTTAATTTATACTGCTGTGAACTCTTAGATGTTATACACTGCCAACCCATGTAAGTAAAAACACTGCCCAATCCACTAGGTAGTGTTATTGTTTTTTGAGGTGAGGTTGCATTAGTAGATACACTCTCTTGTGTTGTTTGTCCCGCACCTTTAGGCTTAGCGCCACCTTGCCACCCCCAGCCTAAGTAGCCTTTCGGCTTGTCCATCGAAGTAATTTGAACCTGACCCCAGGCATGTATGATTTGTCCACCACCAAGGTAGATGGCAGCGTGACCATCGCTATTGCCATTAGAATAATAAGCTACAGCCCCTATAGGAATATTTTTGTCTTTTGATACGCAATACTTCTTGTATGCCGCTGTTGCACTTCCGGGACTGTCCGAAACATAAATCCCCGCCGCCTCGTAACAAATACGAACAAACGCTTGACATCTCTGGTCATAGGCGTATGACCCTATAAGGCTTTTTGCTTTAGCAATAATCAAATCAATCTGCGAAGACATTTTGCCACCTCCTACTTTAGTTTAAGGACTTGTCCTATATAGATTTTGTTTGCGTTAGGCAAGTTGTTTAACTCTACAATATCCTTGTATTTGCTAGCATCATCATAATACTTCTTTGCTATGTTAATCAGACAGTCTCCTTTTTGTACTGTATATGTTGCTGGTACTTCTTTGTCGTCCCGTCTTTCTGTTTCCGTAGTTGCTGTAGCAGTTCCTTTTTTGTCAGAATCTGAGCTATCTGTGGTCGTATCTGTAAGGGTTATGGTTCTTGTGTAGTAAGGGATATACTCCTTCAACTTTAACGAAACAACCATATCCATACCGTTACTGTCAGCATCTTCCTCTACTTCATATTCTTCTATAGTAACGGGTTTAGAGGTTACTATACCGTTCCCTCTAACATCTAAGGTAGATGCCATACCTTTATCATAGCCGTTACCTAATTTGGTACGGTAAATCATAAATGGGACTTGCTTATTATTTGCATAAATATCGTGTAAATATTTAAGGTAGTAGTCTTGTGGGTAAGTTATAATTTTCCCAGTCAACCGGTCAATCTGCTTATTAGCATAAGGAACTTCCGGGTCTTTTGGCAGAACTGCATCAAATTTGTATTCAACTAAGCCTGGAGGGTTTAGCTTGTTAATTATTGTCCCGTCAACAAGTGTTACCTCTTTATTGTTGCCATTATAGGATGTTGTTATTTTACTAGGGGTAACCGGCAACAACACATACCCCAGTATAAAAGTATAAGCCTCTGTAATAATTATCACCCCTTTCAAGGCAATAAAAAAGCAACCTCTTTCGAGATTGCTTTTATTCTTTTTAATTAATTCATATATTCTTTGCCATCAAAAATAAATGACTTTACATTATTATTTGAATCAAAAGTAAACTGGAATTGACTTCTTACTGTTGCTCCAAATCCATTTTGGGAGTCAACATAAGCTGCAACAACAACCTGTCCATCTTTTTTGGCAATATTCCAATCTAAAAAATTAGGAAACTTTGCTGTAGAGGGAGATTTTAATACTTTTTCTACGGCTTCCTTGCAAACAATCATATATTTAGAAGCCTCATCTGTAGTCAATTCATAATCAGTAATTTTTGCATTTACTTTTCCATTAATATATAAATCGTGGTCTGCGTACCTTACAGAATAAACCGTATTGTCTGAATTCAAATAAAGTATTATATTCTTGAAATTATCTACACTTGATATATTTGCAGAAACCCTATATCCTTTTTCACCTTGAAAATGTGCATTGTCTAATAATTCATCATGATTTATTTCCTTTATTTTTGTAAAGCCACATTGCTTGAAAATGTTCTCAACATTTTTCTTTATATTTCTATCAATAGATGAATTGCTAGAAACATTGGTTGTTGATGAATTCTCGAGCTTACTTGACTGGTAACCTCCAACTGACGCAATAACTATAAAAATGATAAAAACAAGACAACCTATCCCACAACCTCTTTTAGGTTTATCTTTTTTCTTTTGTTTACCATAAACATTGTATTGGCTCGGGTCAATTTTTGTTGTGGAATCACTTTTGTTATAATCTTCTTGATTGTCACTTAGCTTATTTCCACACTCTGGACAAAAGTCATTTTCACTTGAAGTTTCGTTCCCACACTTCGGACACTTTATAGTTTGTTTTTGTCCACACTTCGGACAAAACTTATTTTCACTATCCGATTCATACCCACAATTAGGACATTTTGACATATACATTCCCCTTTCTTTTTTTATTTGATAATACTTCAAAAAAGGAGTGTTGTCAACAAAATTATACACCTTCTGTGCTTTTTTCCTGTTGTCTGCGTAAATAATCGGATAGTTCTTGAATAAAATCTTGAGATTCGTTTCGATTATTATAATTGTTTGTCATACCACTAAAATCATTTATGATGTTGTTACCACTTGTATACCTTGCAACAATTTCTTTCTCTAAATTGTCCTTAACGAGTGAAAGCAAATCAGTTGTTTTTGCTGTATTGTCAGCAATCTTCTTTGTATTCTTTGCTGTTTTTTTTGCACTGTCCTTGGCATCGCTGCCGTCATATGAAGAACCTGTATTCCCATTTGTTAACCCTTGTAAGTTTTTCATATATTTATCGCCGTCAAACAGACCATCCATAAAATTGCCTACTGCATCGTCGATACCAACTCCAAAAGAGTATCCTGAGTTTGCTGCATCAGAATAAGCCCATCTACTCAGCCCAGCATCATCTGTTGTATAGTTCCATACATCCATTTGTCTTTCGTAATTATCATCTTTAGCAAATTTTTTAACAGCTTTATCTGCCAAATTGTCAACTTCATTCACCCATACGCTAACGACACTAGCTAAGCCTGCTCCGAATATCTTGTCAATAGCTTCTGCTATACTTTTCAGTATACTTAGAATGGTTTGTGCCATATCCCTAAACAAATAGATAATACTAGAAACAGGATTTTCAAAAACATTTGCAAAAAAATTCGCAAAAATCATTACAACATTATGTATAGTATTGATTACCCCTGTAACTATTTCAGCTAAACTTAAAAATATATTCCAAAGTGTAGCGGCTAACATTGCTATTGTTCCACAAATTACTCCTGTCGCACTTATTGTTGTTCCTGTCATCTTGTTTATCCATCCTATCACAGCATATATTGCAGCAATAACAGCTATAATAATAATCAAAATCCAAACCAGAGGGCAGGCATACATTGCACTATTTAACCCATGCTGTGCTGCAGTTTGAGCCATTGTTGCATCTGAAAATGCAGACATAATAGGAACAGCCATTGTAAGAACAAATGCCCATGCTCCTGTAATTAATACATTTGCCAAAGTTGCTATCTTAATTAACAATAAGTGTCCATAATAAATAGTTAAAGCTCCTCCTATTCCTATGATAATTGGTGCTATTATTCCCCAGTTATCAGCAAAAAAACTTCCTATTTCTTTGACTGTATCAAAAACTTTATTTAGTCCATCTATAAACACTTCTATTATACCTATCAAATCTTTAACTGCATTAGCAATTAGAGTGAAACCTTCTACAGTATTGTCTATAAATTCATTAAAAATCTCTGAGTTTACTAGCCCATTTATTTGTTTTTCCACAGGTTCAAATGCCTTTTGGCACGAGTTCGCCATTAGTGTCATTCTTTGCTCAAATGTCAAACTCATGTTTTCAAATTTCTTGTCTATGCTATCTGTAGCTCCCAGTAAGGCGTTCTTAACAATGTCTGCCGTTATCTTTCCGTCGCTTGCCATTTCTTTTAATTTCCCAATAGGAACATTCATATAATCGGCTATATCCTGCATTATCGGAGAAGCGGCTTCAAATACGGCATTAAATTCTTCGCCTCGTAATACCCCAGAACCTAAAGCCTGTGTAAGCTGTAACGTAGCACTTGCCTGTTCCTGTTGCGAGGCACCAGCAATGGCAAATTCCTTGCTTAAATTCTTAGCAAAGTTTAAAGTTTCTTGATTATTATTAAACACACCACCGGCTCGTATACCTAATTGGGCAACCGAATTTTGCAACTGCATGTAATCAGTTCTTGCCTCTTGTGCGGCAGCAAAAATATCATCTTGAAGCTGCTGTGTTGTTTGCAAGCCGTCGTTCATAAGGTTTAAGCGGCTTGTATTATTGGCAAGCTCGTCACTAAAATCCAATGATGCTCTAACACCTTGTGCTAAGGCCTTTATACTAAAGTACCCTGCCGCCAACCTTGTTATTCTTTTAAAGACACCACCAACTGCATTTCCTTGTTGGTTAACGGCATTGTTGGTTTGATTTGTAGCACTATTTAATTGATTTTGAACATTTAAAATTTTACTTACTGCATTATACTGTTGATTTTGGATGTTAAGTGTCTGATTATAAATAACATTTTGCTGATTTATAATCGGAATTAACTGGTTTTGGGCAGATACTGTACTGTCTACTGCTTCTGCTTGTTGATTAAGTGCAGAATTTAATTTATTTTGTTCATCAACTTCTTTTTTTATTCTGCTTGCAGCATTATTAATTTGTCCCTGTATAGCATTTAGATTGCTTTGGGCTTGTGTTACGCCCGGGTTAAACATATTCTCCGAACTGGTATGGACTTGGTTCATTGCTGTAACCATTTCGTTAAGGGTGTTTATGACACCCTGTAAAGGCCCACTCATTAAATCGTTTAAAACAAGACTAACAGATACTTGTGCCATTTCTCCACCCCCTTATTTAACCTTTTCCAATTTGTCATAAGCACTTTTTTTACTTCCTTCATATTCTTCTATACAAGCGGAAATAAAAGCACATTCTTTTTGGGACATCTTTAGAACCTTAGAGGGTGGCCACCCATACTGGGTAAAACAATAAAATGCTATCCCAGTAAGGTAATCGCCCTCCTTAATTAGTTTTTTGCGTCTTCAGTATCTTCTTCAAGGGTTCTAATTCCCGCAAACCTTGTAATAAAGTTAATAAGTTTATCATATTCGCCAATATTGTCGAACATATCCGGGACAACATCTTCAGCTCTGTTTTTGCCATAACTCTTTAGTAGTTCTGCATTGTTTAAATTTGGTTCTACAACAGATGCAACAACCAATTTGTGCTGGTATTTCTTACTATCAAACACAGGTGACGGACTGTCGCCTCCTGCAAGTTTCATTGTAAAACTATTAGCTCTAATATCTTCCATTTCCTCAACGGAAGGCTTTCTTAATTTCCACTTAATTATTTCGCCATTTTTGTTTTTAAAAAGGCTACTTGCAGGATATTCTGTTGTTTTTTCTTCCTTGTCCTGCTTAAAAAATATTCTTAAATCCATATTATTTTTTCCTCCTATAACATACCGTCTAAATTCTTAAATGATTCGCCTAAGCTCCAATCTTCAAATGTAAAATCCATTTCATCAGTAAGGTAATCCCCATCGGCGTCAAAGCTTGCAATAGTTAAACCATCTACATTACAATCACGCAACCAAATCTCCTGTCTGCCTGCACCACTTGTAGGGTCCTCGTTTACAACCTGGATGTCAAAATACAAATCCTTGCCTGTGTTCTTAAATTCTTCTAATATCTTTATAAAGATAGAACTATTTAAGTGGAACTTGCATTTGCCTGTGTATTCAAGGCTAGTAGCCTTGTTTCCCTTAGACATTCGTCCTAAAATAGGTACTGTTGTTTTGTTTTTCTTTGCTGTAGCTGTAAGGCTTATTGCCTGCATAAAGTTATATCTGTTACCATTTAAGGTTACATAACATTCGGCAAGTTTTGCACTTACAGAGTCTTTAGCATTCATCTGTCCCATTTTTATCCCTCCTCTTAATTAATGACAACTTTCATGTATAACTGTTCCATAGTGTTTACCACCTTAATTGTGTTTGTTGCAACAACGCTTGTCTTTGTGTCACCAATGTCTACAACAATGTCATCACTTGTAAAGTCCTCAATAGCTCTAATAGTCATAAGGTCGTTACAATACTTAGTAAAATCATTAGCTAAAGCACTTCTGCCGGACTTATCGTTAGGGACTTTCCCTAAATACCTTGTGTTAAAGATATTTGCATAATCTGTAGCAATCTGGTCACATATCCTAACTGTCTGATTATTCTTAAACACGTCGCCTTTTTCATCTGTTGTGGTTTTAAGGCTGTTAATATCTTTAAGCACTCTTATCTCAGCCCCCACTTTATGAAAAACGAAAAGTCCGTTTTTAATAAAATCTTCAAGCTCCAACTGTGTATAATTAGAATCAATTTCAAGCTCGCCATTGTATGTTGTATTTACAAGGCTTTTGTTAATTTCACAGCTACAAGTTGCACCCAACACCCAAGCTACAACAACGCCGTCATCCTCGTCAGACTGGTTAGGCACTACGATAACACCCTCGTAGTCATAATTGTTGTCAGTATCAAACACAACAGCTTGAAACTTCTTGCCTATGCTATCACGCATTCTCTTTGTGTACGCCGCTAAAAGGCTGTTTACAGAACTATTGTCTGTTACAACACATAAGCCATTAAAACTGTAAGGTTCTAATGCGTTAATAAAGTTCTGTGCTACCTGTGTTTCGTTAAAAGTACCGTTTGTACCTCCTGTAAGGTTTGTACCGGCTGTTGCGGCAAGACTTGCGCTAGGCTGAAATGTAACAAAGTCGTTGCCTACAAGGTCCTTAGCTGTTGCTACTGTCTGTTTATCTACAAGCATTGTGCTTAAATATGTGCTTACATCGTACAAGTTTGTGTTATCTACATTCTTTGCAATAACAGTCTTTAAATCGTTACCTCTAGTACCTGCATTTTTTGCTGTGCAGTAAGCATTGTTAGCCCTTACACCACCGCCGTTAAGGTTGTAAGCATATAATTTGCTACAGTTCTTAAAAAATTCTCTTAAAACTAACATACTGTCATCACCGTAGTCGTGACCTAATATTTTAGTAGAGTTTGTCAAGAATTCTTCTGCTGTAATTTCTGTCACAACACCCTGTGCCAACCAATCACTAGCAAAACACATAGCACCAGTACCTCTTTCAGACATACCGCTAATATTAGTTGTAGTGCTCACAAAATTAATATAAGCACCAGGCAATGTTTTATTTTGTGTTACAAATGTTCCGCCACCCAACATTACTTTTTACCTCCTTCATAAAAACTTTTAAGAAGTTTATCAACTTCGCCAAATGTGTACTGCTTTTCATCATCTAAGACAACATTAAGTGCGTCAATATTGTCCCTGTACTTCTTGCTGTTTACCAGCTGTTCCTTTGCGAAAGTATCTTCTTTTACAGCTGTTTTATTTTCTGTTTCAGCCATTTACGTTTACCTCCTTTATGCTTAATCTTTCCATATTGTCAACGGGATTTTCTCTAATATAGAAATGTTCAAAAGCTACATTAAAACAAATGCAATCTTCCATATTTTCGACTTTCCTATCCACACCCCTCATAACCCTGTCATCAAGGGGAACATACTCTAAAGCTTTATAAATACCAGGAATAAGGCTGTTTACTTCTGTTTGCATATTGTCTGTATTTTCGGGATAATAGTAAACTCCTATATCAACTCTTACTCGGTATCGGCTTCCTCTGTAGCATTCGTCACTAAAATTAGTACAGATAACAAAAAAGCAAGGCATTTTTGAACCTTGCTTTACAGCTTCTTTGTATATCTTATGTTTCGGAAAGTTTTCTGAAAGAGCTTTAGATACATGGTTTACTACATCATTAATAATCATTGAATAATCCCCTCCAACCACCTCTGAATTTTCTGCTCAACTATTGCCGGAGAATCTCTTTCCAGCTCCTGAATAGATATTTCAAGCATTTTTTTGCCTTCAACGAAACTTTTTTTAAGTCTTTTCCCTATAGCAGGAACATATCTTCCAGGGGTTTGCCTATGCCCATATTCAACATAGCTTGCATAAAATACTCCATTATTTATCACAATAACGCAATATCCATTACCAGCATATGTATTTCCTATAGTCCAACCTCGCCTTAAAGTGCCACCAACATGGGTAGTAACAGCTTTTGTCTTTGCAGTACCATCTTTGTTTTTCATCACACTTGTAGTACCATCTTTGTTGCGTTTCCACCTTAATAGATTTGTAGTTTGACTTTGGCTAACCGGAGTGCGTTCCTTAACTTTACGCAACAATCTTGCTGCCAACTCCTTTGCCGTACTTGCGATAAAGGCTTCTTTTTCAATTTCTATTCTCGCCAACTTATCACGCAAAGCGAAAATTTCTGAAAAATCGGTACTCATCCATATACCTCCTTAGAAATTAAAGAAATTTCTTGATGGCTTCTATATCTTTTAGGTATTCCAGAAGCAACAAAGTCTGTCGCAACTCCGTCATAAGTGGTAACAGCAATATCACTGCCACTTTTAATGTCTATTAAAGGTGAGATTATAAGTGTTATTGTCTGTTCCACATTGTCAACAGTCTTTGTTTGGGTAGCGTTGTTAGAGTTGGTATAAGATAATTTACAAGGCTGTTCCTTCGCTACAGTTACAGGGGTGTGAGTAGTTGTGCCGTACTCGTCATTTTTTTCTATATAATTAATTATTGTACATTTACTGTCATACATCTTCTCAAGCTGTTTCCTCATAGCGTCAAACGGACTAACCATATTACCACTTCACCTTTCTATATGAAACAAGCTGATTTTCTACTTTCCCTAGCTTGTCAATCAGCTTCTGCATTCTAGCAACACTACTATTGCTATTGTCATAACTTATGCTTGTCTCGCCTTCGGATATGGAAGAAATATTTCCATTCTCCACTCCTTCCATATCCCCTAAAGCAAGTTTATTTTGCAAATATTTTTGGCACACAAGAGTTGCCCAACAAGAATTAAGCTCGGTAGGAACTTCTTTAATATTGCAATAATTTAAAATATAATCCCTGACCTCGTCAATTAAGACTTCTAAAATCTCATTCTCCCCGTCAGGGATATTGTAGCCTAGCAATTTCAGCTTGTTTGCTACCTGTTTGCTTGTAATCATAAAATCAGCCCTTTGAAATAATTCTAGCAATAGGAATAGCCTTGTGGTTAATTACCTTACCATTACCGTCATTAACAAGCTCCCAGTTCTGACCATTTTTAAGCTCGTCATCTGTTGGGGAAAGTGTTGTCTGCTTTTTCTTAGTATAACTGATACCGTAAGGAGCGTAGCACTTTCTCTGTCTAGTATAGAGGGTTTCCTGACCACCGTGTGTTTTAGGGTCTCTATTCATTTCATAAGGTACCTTAGCACCGATGTTCTCGTAATCAAAAGCCCCTTCCCCTAAAATGTATGTTGTATACTTAGTATAGCCGTCACCAGTATCGTGTCCAGATTCAGGGACATCAACTGCAGGCATATCGTCATCAATAATAACCGTTCTTCCGTTCCATGTAGCTAAACCAAGCTCTCTCTGAATACCATCTTTGTCAGTCTGCTTTAAGTAAGCAAGAAGGTTGAGATTTTCAAGGTTTGTGGCTACAGCTGAGTGCATGATAACCATTGTAAATTTACTCTTGTTGTCACCACCAGCTTTCTGGATAGCACTATTGAGTGTTGAAGGACCTGCCATACCATCGTCAACAGATGTAATGTCGTAAGTGTGGTTATCAATAAACACCTTATTGGTTACCCCTGTCATGTTAAAGATACCTTCGAGAATTGCAAGCAATGTTCCCTGGTCGACACCGTCAAAATATTCAGATACTTGCTGTGCCACATTGTCCATAAAGTCAACACCACCTGTAATATCAACAGCGAAGTCGCCTTCTACCCACGCCTTTGCTCTACCTACAACAACAACACCTCTTTCATATGTTGTTGTAGTTGTCGCTGTAATATCTCCTGTACCGTCATAGTTAAGCGCATCGCCATCAAGTAAACCGTACATAGGTAATATTGCATAGGCTGTACCTGTCTGATTGCTAAAAGCATTTTTAATTTCTGCGTTGCCTCTTAAAGCTCCACTTTTAATAAGTTCATTCTTCTTTAACTGTGGAATCTTATTTATGTATCTACCGAAAGCCTGCGGATTAAACGATTTTGTTTCAAATTTTGCCATTTGTTATTCCTCCTTTAAATTTTTACACCTGGGTGTGCCTCTATGAAAGCGCATTCTTGACTATAAGTCATATTTGCCAAGTCAGGTTCTTTTTCATTACCTCCAAAGCCTGGCAAAGTACCTTTTAAGTGTGGCTTATTGTCGTTGAACAAATACTTTGTGTCTTCTGCTTCAATTAACGCCTTTAACTGTTCGTCAATGCCTGTCACTTTTCCGTCTTCGTCAAACTTAATATTTTCCATATCAAGCATTGCTTTAACAGCTTTAGGTGTTTTAGCTTTGAAAGTGGCAAGAGCTTTATCAATGGCATTATTAATTTTAAGACTTTCAATTTCTGCTTTATGATTTTTAGCTTCATCCTTGTTCTGCTTTTCAAGCTCAGCAATCTTAGCAGTTAAATCTTCATTGCCTTTTGCACTATCTTTAAGCTCTTTTAACTGATTATCTCTATCAGCTATTGTATCATTAGCTGTCTTTAATTCAGCCTTTAGCTCGTCATAATTAGCCTTGGCATTCTCAATATCCTTGCCGTTTTCAGCCATAATTTTGTCAACCACTTCTTTTTCAAGACCTAAGTCTTCTAAAAAATTTCTTTTCATTTTACTCATTCCTCCAATACGATTTTTTACGAGGTTTCACCTCTTATGTTAAAATGCTTGAATAGTTTTACGCCATATTCAGGGCAAATATAAAAAAGGAATAGGCTGTTGCACCTATCCCCTCTTGCTGACTAAATTATTTAAAGTGGTTTGGTCGCAACCTTCCCACTAGGTTTAGTCCGAAGACATCGCCGTAATTGTTTTATAGAAAAATATTATACCTAGCCCAATAAAATTACCCCCCTTTTTAATGTAATGCAATTTAATTTGTAGCAAACGCTAAAACCCTACTTGTTTGCTACTGTGTTGCTCGTGCAAGTATAAAATATACTTTTCGCACCCAAACAACTAAGTTTTTTATATACAAAGTATACGGCAAACAGAGCTAGTAGGAATCGAACCTACACTAAAGGAGTCAAAGTCCCTTGCCTTACCATTTGGCGATAGCCCTATAATAATTATGTTCAACTTGCCAAGCAACAAAAAAGGACAGCCTAAAACTGTCCTATTGCTCTTGTTTATTGTGTTTTTTAACTTGCTGGTAACTTTTATTGCTACCTCCTAAGGCACACTCCCATTTTGGGCATCTGATTGTATCAAAAAAGCACCCCTGAATTTTACTCCTAAAGGTGCTCTTAATTATCAAAATATGTCTTTAAATGTTCAATCGCAGCTCTATTGTCAGACTTAATAAATGTGCCATAATCCATATCTAATATCAAATCAAAATTATATCTTCCAATACTACACTTGTATATATTTTCAGATGGTCCTTTTAATTCATCTTTTATTGTAAACGATTTGTCCTTCTTAAAAAATTCCAACACTTCATTGAATATAATTTCTTCATCAATTCTCTCATGATTAGAAAAATAAAGACAATTTTCATTATTTCTTAGTTGAAAGATTTTCATATTTATCATTCCTCCAATCCCGCTTTCTTATCATACTTCTTGTTGGTTGTTTGGCTACTCCTGATAATATCTTTATAAATAGCATCACCTTTTAAGCCGTACTTTAACTTTTTGTATTCAACTAATTCTTCAAAGGAGATATTAGGATGTTCACTGTCAAGTCTTTTTCTTTCTTCTTGGTCTTTCATTAAATCTCTAGCTTGAGTTCTGTATGTATTCCTAAGCTCACAAGCTTCTCTTGCCTGTTCTTCAAGTGATTTTGTTTTATCAATTATATTAGGTATATTTTCATCATGATATTTATACCATAATCTAGTTTGTCTATTGCTAAGTGTACCTATAAATAATTTCATTCTATCAAAATCCATTTTAGGCAATTCCTCTTGAACCTTAGACTTTATTTTATCCCATTCCTCACTATTAGTATACTTTATTTTCTGAAATTCTTCAAGACTTTCAGGAGCATTTTTACCCAAAATATCTTTATAATTCTGGTACTGTTCATTATCTGAATTACGGTATTTTGCCCCTTTTTCATATAAATTCCAAGCGTCTTGACCTTTCTCCTTAACAAATTCCCTTTTCCATTCCTCATATGTTTTAGCCTTAGTGTAGTGAGTTTTCCCGTCCTCTCCTCTGTAGGCTCTTTCCTCATTTTCAGTAAATTCGTCATCAAAATATGGAATAGTAGTACATCTGCATCGTGGGTGAAATGGTGGAGAATTAACGCCAATTACAACATCTTTAAGTGGGTAGTGCTTGCCGTCCAAACCACCACAGGTAGCACAAGTAACGCCGTCAAGAGTGCCAAGTATTTCGTATTCTTCGACATCTAATTCATTCAGACAATCCTGTGTAGCTTGCTCGTTAAAATAATTGTATTCACTTAGCATTAAATCCCCTGTCTGCTTTAAACTAACTTTAAAATCTTTTGCAAGAGCTTCTGAATACTCGTTAGGGTTTCTTCCGCGTGATACACAATCTATTAAGTCCTTATGTATCCTGTTTACTAGCTGTGGTCTGTACTTTCCCCATATTCTCTCAGAAAAGTTGCTGCCATCTTCTGCCCAAGGCCTTTGTAGAACTTGTTCAAGAACCCTATCATTTATTCTGTTAAAATCAGAATAAACACCAATACCATTTTGGATATTATAGGCTGTTGTGTAATAAGCATCTTCATACACTTTTCGCATACAATCTTTTACGGTCTTATTAACATCGCTAAACATCTCATTTGCAATAACAAGAACTTGTAATTTTAAAGCTGTTAACCTGTTAATATGAACCTTAGCACTAGCATTTTCAAGCTGTTTATCTACTTCAGGCAATGTTACTATAGCCGCTTCAATGCCTTTTTTAATATATTCCTCGACATCCCAGTCAAGCTCTTCTAATTCTTTTGATTTCATTAACTTTTTTGCTTCGCTAAGCGTAAGGCTGTTATTTACCGCAAATCTATGCCACCAGTAATTTATTTCTTTTTTTAGCCTAGAATAAGTAACAGCAAAAATCTTTTCAATTTCTTTTCTTCCTATTTCGGCGGTAGACCTAGAGTTATTTTCAACTTCAAGGGCTCTTTCTTTCCAGTAATTATTATTTGTTGCCATCTGTGTCCCCACCAGCCTTTATGCCTTCAAGGCTTATACTGTATTCATCTTCATTTTGCTTATTGATAAGCTCCATTTCAGCATTTACATCATTAATCCAAGGGTGGTTTTTAACAACTGTTTCTTTGCTCAATACATTTAAAGACTTAACGCAGTTATCTATTGCCTCACCCTCATTTATAAGCACATCACGGTTAAACACAATCTCAACATCTTCATCAAAATTCCCCTGACCTGTCTGGGATAAATAAGCGTTAACAAACCACAATAACCTCTGTAAAGATGCCTTGTATTCTGTTTCCATTTTATTAGCGTCAAGGTCAATGTCTGAATACATACTTTGTATGTTCATTTGGTTTGCATTACCACTTAACCTATCGTCTTTAGCATCGTATCCCATTGCATTTTCAATTATTGCCTTTTTGAGCAAATCAATAATAACCTTGTAATTTTCAGCATTTACCTGTATAGATAGTGTTTCAACCCCACCTTGCGAACCATCAGCAGTTCGCACCTTAACAGCACCGTAAGTAGACAAATTCTGTCTAAATTCTCCTAAATTTTCTCCGTCATAGTTCTTTAAAACCAATATAGTGTTTCTAGGGTCTTCTTGCATACCGTTAGTGTAATTGCTAAGCATAAGATTAAGTGCATCTTGCAAGCTCTTAACTCTTTTTAGTAAAGGTAATTCATTTCTGTTAGCCCTAAAAGGTATAAGAGGTATCTTGTCCCACCCTAAAGGCTGTTTATTGCTATAAAAATAAGGCACCTGCCAATCTGTGCCGTCAGGGTAAATCTTTCCCCCGTCTTTTAAAAGTTTGGTAATGCCTTTTTCTTCATATATTTCAATTTTTAAAACTTCCTTTTCATTTTTACCCTCGTAGTAAACAACAGGGTAAATTCTTATAGCATAGTCTAATATCGTATGCTCCTCATCTGCCCAACAAGGAATAACCTGCCAAGGTTTTAGTCTTTGCATACTCAAATTGCCAAATTCGTCATATCCCACATACAGCCAACCAATACCACAATTTAGACTATCCTCGCCAACTTCTTGTATAAGTCTGTCAAAGTCAGCATTAAATATTTTATTGTTCAAAATATCTGAATAAATATTGTCTTGAGTATTAAACAATATTTCTTTTCCTAGCAAATAATTGACTTTTTGGTCTACCAGCTTTCCGTATTGGTTATTTACAAGTCTGTCATTTGGAAGATTAGTAACTGGAGTAGGTTCTCCTCCTTCACCAATAACCATTTTCTTGTAATGCAATATATCGTGTACCCCTGTATAGTATCTGTTGCCTGTTAGCATGTCGGCTCGGCGTGGACTGGATAAAAAACGAGTTATCTCCCTAGACACATAGTCCATATCCGTTAATCTGCTTTCTGCTCCTTTACGGATAATGTCATTCATGTACGGGGTCAGCCACCCCGGAAACTGAAAATCAAACAATCTTTATCACCTCTATTCAAAACTAAATGTCCTACCTCTTGTGTAACCCTCTACAGCATATCGCATAGCGTCCATTAAGTGGTTATTTGTGTCGACAGGAACATTTATACTCTTACCTTCTTTGTTTTTATCCCAACAGTACGAACCAATTTCTTTTATGAAATTTTGACATTTAGGATGTATCAATATTTCAAAGCCTTGCAAAAAGTCAATGCCATTGTTTATACTGTCTTTACCTTTTCTCGCCGGCTTAATACGTCTTATTCCCAACTCCCTAAGCCTGTCTATAGATTTTGGTTCGGAGGAATCGGCTGTAATAATTTCTTTACTATAGCTCTTTTCTCTTATTTTCTCGGCTATCTTTTCATTACTAAGCCCTCTCTCGTATATTTCATCAAACACATACAAAACCTTACCTTTAACATCTATAAGTCCACAGAATAAGGCTGTTGGGTCGTTGGTATAACCGAAATCCAAACCAAATGTACTTTCAATCCCTGGCATTTTCGTAACTTCCTCAACAGTAAACAACCTTTCCTGCCAATTCTCGTAAACCAGCCCGTCTGTAATGCCCCACTCTCCCAAACCAGCTACTTGATAACGGCGTGGGTTGTTCTTTTTCATATCCTCGAACACTTTTAAATCGCTTTCGTCAAGCCATTCGTTGCACATATAATTTGTAGACTTTGCCATTATGTTGCTATCTATAACATCAAAGAACCTAGCCTTTATCCAGTGATGCTCATTCCAAGGGTTTAATGTAATAGTAATCTGCTTAAACAATCCTGGAGGTGTTACACCTCGTATACTTTCGTCAAGCATATTAAAGTCATCTTCTGAATCAATTTCATATGCTTCCTCTATCCAGAGCCAACATAAACAACCCACATCTACTGTTATAGAAGTAATTTTAAGTGGGTCATCAAGTCCTCTAAAATATATCTTCTGACCCGTTGGCTTATAAGTAATTTCCAATGGAGACATCTTGCAATCAAAAAGGCTATCCACACACAAACGATGGATAGCCCATTTTAACTCAGCATAACAACTGTCTTTTAATGTCCTAAATGTTTTTCTAATAACAAGAATATTCGATTGAGGGTATTTCATAATGCGGTATATAAAGTTTAAGGCTGTTGTCTTAGATTTTTTACTAGCTCGAGAACCTTTGCATACTCTGTATCTTCCCGTGAAATTCCAAAAGTCTTTGTAACCTTTGCCAACTGCTTCCTGCAATGATACCTTCATGACATCACCTATTATTCTTTCAGGTCATTCACAATCATAACCGGTTCAAGTGATAAATTAATATTATCAGCGAATGCCCCCTGCATCTTTCCGAGCGTATTGATTGCACTGACAACTTCTTTGAAAGAAGGTTTCTTTTGCATAATTCTCGCTACAGAACAACCATCGCCTGTACCTTCAACCACAATCACATCTTCTGTTGTATCTTGTCTAATGATTGCAGTCAGTTTTTCTTGCATTTCTTTAATATCAGCAATCTTTTCAGATTCCGCTTTTTCTTTCAGTTCCTGCAGTCGTTTTTTTACACTCTCATTTTCCAACAATTTGCTGACATTGCCTTTTGCATAGTTTTCACTATATCCTGCATTAAGTGCTGAGTGGTACGCGTTACCTGATGCAGCATATTCAAGGCAAAACTTTTCTTGTCTTGGCGTCACGCTGAACACCTACTTTCTTTTGACTTCATCATAAAATATGACTGGTCATTCTTGTGTTCTTCTGTATGACATTTATGACAAAGACACATTCCATTTTCTAAATCAACTCTTCCTTTTGGATAATCTGCCCATTTAATGATATGATGTGCTTCAAGGTTTTCAGTTGCACCGCATTTTTCACATTTACCTTTTGAAATGATTTGTTTCGTCCATGTTCTGACCCTTGAATCATTCCTGCTAAAAGGATATAAGTCAGGGTCTTCAAGAATCATTTTTCTTTCTTCATCTGTAAAAAGAATTTTCATCAGTATTGTTGCAGCTATTTTTTGATTGATGCTTGTTTTTTCACTTATCAATGTTGCAACAACTTCAATTGCTAATTTGCTATGATTCATCAAAACACCTGCCTTTCATCACATAAGTTCATTAATGCCACCTCCTAGCATTTTTTATAAACAAAAAAGCACAGTAACCAATAGTAGCCGTAGCCACCTAGTTAAAGTGCTTTTTTTTAATATCTGTATTTAATCACAGAAAGGAGAATGTATCAAAGTTTTTAACCTTTTCTACCTTAACATAATAACACATACTCAATGTGCATTGTGTGCATTTTTAATATAATTAGAAATTTTTCGCTTTGCTGTAGTTCTGTGCATATGCAGTTCTGCTCCTATTTGCTCCCAGGTTCTAAATTCTATACATCTCAATCTAATTATTGTACGCATTTCTGAATCATCAATTTGAGAAATATATCGCTCTATTTTATTTTTCTCTATCTCCGCTTTAATTAAAGCCAAATTTAATAGCATTTTATTGTCTGACAACTCTGTCCCTCTTTCTCCTGTAGGGTCACTTAATTTTCCACCAAATGGCATCCCCGTTATAACTTGTGCCCTTATATCAGATTGATTTTCTTTTTTTTCTATTTCTTTTTTCAAATGTGCTATTTCTACGCTAAGATAATATAATTGATTTAATTCTTTTAATGTCATAAAAGCCCTCCTTGACAAACCTAAGCAACCCACTTATAATATTTTTGTACTTATCTAGGTTGCCCTTTGGTTTGCTTGCCGGAGGGCTTTTTACTTGTCGGAAATTCCGACAGGTTCAAACTCAGAACCCACCCTCTGTATAAGGCTTATTCCAACATTTTTTACAATCATTTTTGCACAATTTCTATTGCTTTATCAGGGTATGTATTCTCAAACTCTACACACGTCAAGTCGAACCCGTTATTGTCATTACCTCCCATTTTCAAACTTCTATTTTAGGTTGCACATACTTAACAAACAGCTCTGCAAATGTTTTCGCTTTACTTGGATAGTTGTAACATATAAAATCATCTATACCTAAATCTAAATCAGCAAACAAACCTTCATCATCATATCTATCAATTACATCATAAAAATCAAAACGTCTGGTTACAAATGTGCCTTCAATCGTATCAAAAAAACTTACTGCTTTTGAATAATTTTCGTTATCATATTTATCGAAATAATCTAAAACTTCTAAGACTGTTCGCTCATAGTCAAATTTTAACAATGAAATTTTTGATAACAAATACTCTACATCGACAGTTCGCATTAACTCAAGAAACTCTTTTCCTTTTTCGGGCCATCTGTAAGCATAATTGCCACAGTCCGTGCAAGCAGACATTATACCGTTTTTTAAATCAAGGTTAACTACACCCCACATACAATTGCTATAAAATTTATCACTCGGTTCTGCTCTAAACACAATTTGTCTTATGTTCGGCAATTTATCTATCTCTATTTTCATTTGTTTCCTCCTTGTATTTTCTACTAAATTTCATCAATCTTAACATATACCCCAACCTGACTCTCATCTTTAGCATAACATTTATCAATACGCAGTGTAACGACTTGATTATCGTCGTAGTAAGCAAGACCATTTAAAGCATCTAATATTATTTTGCTTATGTTGTCTGCATCAGGTTTTTTAGTTGGTCGTACTGTAAATGCTCCACCATTTTCAATTATTTTCACTTGTTTTTTAGGCATACTTTTAGGAATTTTGAAGTAGGCATATATTTCTACTTCTACCGGTGTTTTAGCCGGTATAGGTTCTTTATCCCTATACTTTTGCATATAGCATTGTTTTACAAGAGCTTCATAATCTCTTGTTTCTTTGGGAGTGTATGTATTTTTTGTACGCTTGTTAAATTTAGGTCTTTGCTTACCAATCGGCTTCCCTGGGACGAAAAATTGTACCATCTCTATCCTCCTTGTCATACTTAATATTAATCTTTAATCTTTTAATAAACTTGTTTCTCCTAGATATACAAGCATCGCACAAATGCCTTTCTTTGCTTCTGTAATAACCATATGCCCGATATTCCTTGCCACATATATCACACTTTAGTTTCATAAAAAACAATATTCCTTTCTTATTTATATACAAGTTTGTCCTTTAGCTCTTAATCTCTCTTTTATAAATTCGTCACTATAAATTTTTTGTGTGAAATTATTAAAGCTATCTGTACCTTTCCGTATTATGTAACCTTTGTCGTTTATCTCGTCCTCCCAGCGTCTGTTTTTTAGCCAGTTAACTAAGCTAGGTATGTATTTACCACCTTCAGTTTGCCATTGTTCTTGACTTTTTTGCTTATTAATTGCATTTACAATAACACTTAATAAATTTTCAGACATATCTAAAGAACAAAATTCTTTAAATGCTTCTTGCTTCTTAATCTTCTTAGGATAAGCAGACCAAACCAACTCAAACCATTCATTTATTTTTGTTTGGTTTACTTTACTATTGTTTGGTTTACTTTCCTTTACTTTACTTTGTGAATTAATCGGCTGATTATCTTCATTAATCGGCTGATTATCTTCATTAATCGGCTGATTAATGAAAAAAGATAGAATACTAGACTTACTTGATATGGTTTCCATTTCGGAAATAGTAAGAAACCATATTTTTTTATCTACTTCAACATTTTTACGCTCTACAGTAGACTTATAATATACCTTCTGTATGCGTTTACTTGTAATAATACCCTGCTTAAAATGGTAATCGCTAAATAGTTCACACTCCACAAGCATTTCTATTACTTCGTAAATAGTTTCAGATTCAACGTTATATTTGCCTCGTATTCTGTCTAAAATATCCCAAGCCACATCATCTTTATTGCTTTCAGAATATCTAACATAATACCCTTCATCGCCGTAAATCAGTTCTAATAAAGCATCATAAATTACAATAGCTAAATACCCATATTTCATTTTTGGCTTTCTAAATTTACGGTCCATCATTAAATTAATATCTCTTGGGTAATAATCCAGTCCTTTTTTGGTTGGTGCTGCCATAATTACCTCCTAGAAATACTGTAGCAGTTCTTTTAAATAAAGAGTAGCTACAGTATTGTGTTTAATAATATTTAAAATGGTAATTCCTCATCGTCATCTACGATAGGGAAAAATTCGCTATTATTGTTACTTGGTTGTGCAGGACTTGAAGTAGGTGCTGGAGCACTACTACCGTTATTTGTGCCCTTGTTTTCACAGAATTCAAAATCTTCAACGATAACATCAGTAGAATATCTCTTCTGACCGTTATTATCCTGCCAATTGCTAACCTGTAATCTACCAGTAATAGCAATTCTATTTCCTTTATGGAAATACTGACCTATACTTTCTCCACGCTTACCGAAACATACACAGTTGATAAAATCAGCTGTTGCATCGCCTTCTTTGCGTTTAGACGAGAATGGTCTTTCTACTGCTACAGAGAACCTGCAAACTGCCGTTGGCTCATTACCTTGAGTAAAACGAACTTCTGGGTCACGAGCCATTCGACCTAGTAAAATTACTTTGTTCATTAATTATTCCTTTCTAACACTACTGTAACCCCCTTATCAGCTACTATTGTTGGTATCCCTGTCGCACCTTCAACGCTGTTTTTAAAATTATTAGCGTCGCTATTGTTGTTGCTTAAATGCAACAAAACAATATTCTGTACAAAAGAAAGGTCATTTGCTTTGAGGGTATCAATACAAGTTTCAAGACTCATATGAGAGCTATATAGTCTTTTTTTTAAAGTTTCATTTACATTATTATTATCAAGTATATTTTTTGAATAATTGCACTCAATTAAAATATGGCTTAGTTTACTAAAAGTGTTAGGAATGTAATATGTATCTGTTGCAAATAATATATTGCCACACTCTTTGTGGTTAATTAAATAGCCTATCGGTTCTTCACAATCGTGTTTTGCATCAAACGGCAATAACTTCCACTCGTCCACAATAACTGTTTCAAATTGTTTTACAATATTTACAAATACATTATTGATTATTCCTAATTTCTTTGCTGTACCGTATGACATATAACATTTAATACCATATGTAAGATACTCTTTTATGTATTTACTGTGGTCCTTATGTTCGTGCGTAACAATACATCCACAAACCTTACTAATATTAAAATCAAGTGCTTTATTTACCTCCAATAGACTTACCCCTGCCTCAACAATAAGACAAGAGTTATCTGTTTGGAGTAGATAACAATTACCACTACTGCCACTTGCCAATACTATTAACTCAATCATAATTATTAAAATGCTGGCTGTTCTGCAAAATCATCCAAGCTATCATCAGGTATGGGTCCAGGTTCAGATGTAACTATTTCATCTGTTGTATCAAATCCAATTTCTCCAGCTTTATTACCATTCTCTTTTATTTCTTCTTGTACAACTTCGAAATCATCTATAATATCCATAGTTTCATCGGCTGATGGTAAGCCCATAAGTAAGTCTGAACAATTTGTATTTCCAAAGAAAGAAGCAGCCCTATATCTAAGCATTAATTCCGGCATTGTTTGCCATTTGCTACCGTTCTTTCCATACCAACCTTCTTTTTTAGCCATCTCAATACTTATTTCAGGACCAGTTATTTTATTTCCGTCATAATCATTAACCCAAGCAAAGCAAGATGTTTTATCATCGTTAAATTCAAATTGCAGAGGTGTTGCATATCTCTTACTTTGATTAATTAGGGCTATAATAAATTTACTGCTCCAACTTGGCTTTCCGTACACAATATATATGTTTTGCATAACCATAAGGGGCGACATTTTACAGCGTGATGCCATATCAAGTGCTATAAGACAACTACCATTATTGTTTTGAAACTCCTTAGGCACTAATGGACTTTGAGCAAAGCTTTTGGCAAGTGTTAACGCCCCATTGAATAATTCGCTTGAACTATATATCCCACCCATATCTGGTACAACAAAATTTTTTTCTTTTGTTACTACATTTGTATTTGCCATATTAAGCAACCTCCTTGTTAATAGTTAATTTTGTATCTTTACTTACTGTAAGGCATATTAGCTGACTGCCAGTTTCAAATACCTTGTTTACACTTTCCTTGCCGTCTACAAATACAGGCACTCTTGCTCCATAAAACTTCTGCAACGCTTTTATAATATCAAGTCCTGCGTTAATCTTAGCTGCACTATTTAAGTTGTTATAAGGTACACCGTTTATAGTAGGCTCACAACATTCTACAAAGCCACCATTAATCTGATAATCATAAAGTTTAAATTTAACAAGCTCAAATTTATTATTTATAGCCTTGTCCAACTCATTAATTTTGAATTTAGTGAAATCTTCAATAACATTTTCTTCTTTCTGAATATCTGCTATTGCTTGTGCCTTAACTTTTGCATCGTTTTCAAGTTCGATGATACGTTGTTTTTGTTTGTCTATAGCAATAACTTCTAACTTTTCACGCTCAAAGAATTCCAATTTTGTTTTTAAATTATCAAGTTCTGTTGTATCTAATACTTTAGCATTAGCTTTTTGCTCATTAATTTTAGCAATGTATGGTTCGGCATCAAATTCTTCTAACTTAATCAACTCTAAAGGCTTATCTTCCAATGTTTTTAATTCAACTTTTAACTTTTTAACCTTCTCTTGTTTCTCAAGAATTTTGGTTTCATAATCTTTAACAATTTGTGCATACTTAGCACCATCAGCATTTATCTTTGAAAGCAGCTCTGCTCTATTTATATTATGTTCTTTGCGTTTTTCTTCGTATTCTGCACGCTTTTCAGCAAGTGTTTCGCTTTCCCAAGGTCTGCCGCAACAAGGACAAGCTGTATCGTTAAATGCCGGATATTCATCTTTGCGAATTTCTGTGTATTCAGCACGCTTTCTTTCAATAACTCTCTTGCTATCAGAAATATCTCTACTAATATCCCTGACAGTCTTTTCAGCGATACTTATTTCATCTCTTATACTATCCAACTCGCATTTACGCTTATATTTTATATTATTATTTTCAGCATTTACCTTACTCTGTTTAGAACGATATTCTGCTTCAGCCTGCTCTAATTCAATTTCAGCAAGTCTAATTTTGTTAGCACTACCACAACTTTTAGCTTTTTCTAGTTCAGCAGATATTTTTTCAATATCATTCTTAATAATAGATATATCCTTGTCTATTATTTCAATGTTTCTGTGTTCTCCAATGCTACGGCTTACTTCATCAATTCTCGCTGGAATAAGGTCAAGCTCTTTGCGTATTTTAGTTCTTGTTTTTGAAAGCTCTTTAGCTCTGTCTACTAAGCTTTTTCCACTGTTTAATATAGAAACAATTTCATCATTGCCACACTCTGTAGCAAGTGCTAAGTCGTCTTTAAGTCCTGCCATATTCATAAGAATTTTGCGTTGTTCTTGTGTCTTTAAGCTAACAAAAGCAGTTGGGTTTGTTGCTAGTTTAAACAATTCTTCATCCAACAAATCCGCTATACGGCTGTTATATTCACTCATTTTAAGAGGAACATTATCTATTTCATATATAGTTTCATTGCCTTTGTAAACCTCCTCAGTTTTTCCTTTTTCTGTCTGCCACTTTTCGCGCAATGTGCGAGAAAAAACTTTATCAACACCATTAACACTTATAATAGCGGTTACATTATGCTCAATACGATGTATCTCTTTACCATCAGCATCAAGTGTTTTAACTCCAAAATCTTTACGACCCTGACTATCCTTTCCAAAAAGTAGCCATACAAACGCATCAAACAAACTTGTCTTACCTGTTGCATTAGCTCCTTTGATTTCATTTATGCCGTCTGTAAAATCAATTTTTAAATCCCTTATCCCTTTGAAATTTGTAAGTGATAAGTGTTTCAATACTATATCTACCATATTTAATCTCCTTTCATTGACAAAACCAAATTATTGTTTTATACTCGAAGAGTAAATATTGTCCCAAACATATATTTACCCTTAACTAGTCCTCTGTTCCTGCAGAGGACTTTTTCTTTACTCCCACTTAACACATCTCCTTTTCATGCGATTACTTTCTTCTTTACTAAGCGTTACTACTTGTGTTCCGAATAAGCAAATCCTTAATTTCGTAAATAAATTTTTCAACATTTCACCTTCTTTCTATGCCCCAAGTTTGCAGCTACAAAAATGACTGCAATAATTAACAAGATTATCATTATTTGAATATCTCCTTTCTATATTGTAATACCAAGTCTTTTAAGTGCGTATGGTCTACTAACTCTACCTGCTATTGTTATATATCCTTGGCTTTTTAGCTCAGAATTTAATTGTCTTATAATTGCATATGCTTTTACATTTGATACTCCACCAAGTAGGTCTTGCATTTCTGCTACTCTGATGTACCTATCTTCTTGTTGCTTTTTCTGCATAACAATTCTCCTTTCGTCAATCTACATTAAGAACTTTTAATTTAATAGATAACTCTTCTTTGACTTTTGTCATTTCATCAAGAAGACCTATTATTCTTTTTACTCTAACAACCTCATCAGCTGTTATCTTTCCGTCTTCAACAATATCTATAATTTCTTCTTGCATTTCTCTCGCATATCTTAAAGATTGATATGCTGATATTGCTATTTCAGAAAGTGTTTTGTTTTCTTCTATAACAGGCAATCCTTTTAAAGGGCAAACTGTTGAGCAGTAAAGATTTTCTAGTGTAGGAGCGTTATACAATGATGCCATTATAACTACTTCCTCCGGATAGGGATTAGTAAGATTATTCTCTATCCATGTAATCCTCTTTTCGCTTATTCCCAACACTTCGCTCGCCCCTGCTCGGCTAGACAGCCTGTCATTGCTTTTAGATGCAACCATTCTAGCCAAATAGTAAGGGTTATTCTTTCCTTTTTCTGATGTTCTTGGCATTGTTAATTCCTCTTTTCTTCAATATAATTAAAATATGTTAAGCAAGTAGGTCCTCGATTGTACAGCCTAAAATATTAGCGATTTGCTTCGCCATAATAACATTTGGCGTTGCACCATCTCGTTCCCATCTTGTGACATTATTTTGAGTTAAACCCAATCTGTCAGCAAGTTCCTGCTGTGTCATATCTTTTTTAAGTCTTAACTGCTTAATATTTGAACCAACAGACATTGTTTGCTCCCTCCTTTCTGTTTTTACTAGACAAAACTTGTGTGTTATGTTAAAATTACAACAGAGGTATTAAAAGAATTTTTAAAATAAACAAAGGGAATAGCTATATTCCGTAAAAGTCTGTAAATACGGAACATATTATATAGGTTATCGTAGACCTATAAAGGAACGAAAACTCTATCCGGGGCTTTACTATTGCCTTTGTTGTATTTACATTATATCTCACTTTTGTGATATTGTAAACATTGTTTTATCATTTTTTTGATATTTGTTATTTTTGTACAAAAAATAATATCATTTTTGTGATAATTATACTAAATTGTGTGGTGATTTTATGTTTTGGGAACGTTTCTATTCCTTATGTGAAAAAGCAAATATAAAACCAAATCCTTTAGCAAAACAACTCGGTATATCTTCAGGCGTTCTAAATAAATGGAAAAATGGCGGCATTCCAAATAGCAACGCACTTGTAAAAATCGCTGATTATTTTTCTGTATCAGTAGACTACTTACTAGGCAGAACTGATAATTTTCACAGTAGCGATAAAGAGCAAAGTGAGAATAATCTTTCATCTGATGAGCAAAAGTTAATAGACATATATAACGGCATTTCAGACGATGATAAGATACTGCTTATGGCATTTGGTTTGCAATTACAAAGAAATATGCCTATACTTAATGTAGCAAATAAGCCTACAAAACAGGATACCGAGGAAGAATTAAGAGTTGTTGCTCGTGGAGAAGGACTTACTACTATTAAAGCAAACACTTCTGATATAGACGATGATATAAAGAGGCATATACATAAGGATAAGATATAAATTATATAAGAGGGGGCGTTTTATGGAAGAAGAAAAAATAATAACTTCTGATGACGCAGTTACTAATCCAACCGGAGATAGAAAAAGTCGGAAAAAATATAGGCTAATATTCACCGTAATTATATTTGTTGCTATAGTTGCAATAGCAATCAGTTCGATTTTTATATTTAGACATATACATTCCGATACTGGCATATCTCCTAAAAGCATATCTCTAAGTGATTATAAATATGAGAGATATGCAGACAAAGATTTTTCTATGAGCTATAATTCAGCTTTTTTAGGAGCTGCTACATCTAAGTCAGATGGCAGTGTTTATTGTTATGTTAAAGTAGATTTCTCGAACAATGGCGAGTATTTTGAAAATGAACCTATTGTCTATTGCAATAAAACTGCACTTAATTTAGATATAGATTATAGTAAATTTACAGAAAAAGAAAAAACAAGCATAGCTGATTTATTTAATAAAATTCTATCTCCATTATGTAGCAAGGCTTATATATCCGAATATGGAATAGATGGAGATTCTATATTTTCTTCAGAATATAGTGGCAAAACTGATAAAGGTGACAATTTATCAATAAAGGTTTTGGATATATACAACGGAAATTTATATTATGCTATTTATTTTTCACCTAAGAAAACAGACGAATTATTATCTAAAGCCTTACAAGATACATACGATAATGCAACTTATATAGGTGATATTAAAAATGCTATAGATTTATATGATAACTTTGCAGATGTTTCCAGTAAAAACGATTATGAAGCTCCTGGAACACTTTCAAAAGTATCAAGTGGTGATTGCGAATTCAGTCAATACGGAAATAAAATAGAAGTTCATAATTCAAACTATATCCAATATGAATATTCTTTTGAAGATGCTTCTAATGCAAAGAATACTTTAGCAAATTTAATCCAGACATTTGTCAATGGTTATAACAAGGATTATGCCCTTCGAAAGGCATCTGATATGATGTCATCTGCCGAAAATAATTCTTCATTAGAGCCGGTTAAAATTGGGGAATATATCATATTTGTTCTTCCAATTAACAATGCTGATTATTTCCGTTTAACTAATATGGATATGCGTGTTTGTTGCTTAAAAAATAAAGATACATTGAACAATATTGATGTTGCAAAATATCCTGACCGTACATACAATTTTCTTAGTGCCGGTTCAACAAACAAAAATGAACTAGCCCATATACGATTAACTATTGATTCAGAACCTGCATTGGATATAGGAGTTGCTACTCAAGCATATTCATATGGAATAGATAAAGACGGTAATAAATATGAATTAGTGTGTACATTTGAAAAAGGTGTTTTAGAAAAAAATAAAACTTACGACCTGTATTGCCACATCACAACCGGATTGTCTGGAGAAGCCATTCTCAGTGTTGATGGTTTTAAGATTATTGAATAAGAGCTTTATAAACAAATGTATTATTATTGAAAAGAGTGATATAATGTATATAGATAACAAAACTGTTAAAGATGAGGACACTATTCATATTACTGGGTATCATGGTACTATTGAAGAATATGCTCCCCTAATAGAAGAAAACGGATTTGACCCTAAATTTTCCAAAAAAAGAGACGACCATTGGTTAGGACAGGGAGTCTACTTCTTTGATAAAGAAGATTTAGCCACCTGGTGGGCTAAAAATGTACAAAAAAATTTTTATGATAAATGTAATATACTCTGCGATACCGTTGTCTATACTGTGGATATAGCTGTCCATAAAAATCAATATTCTGATTTAGATTCATATTTAAAAATAAGTGAATTTTGGCGTTTTCTATTAGAATCTATTGAGTATTTTAATAAATTACCATTTGCGTTTGGTATTAAATTGCACGAAAAAAATATATCTAAAGTACGAGCTACTTTCTTTGATAAATATAAAGAGACATATAACTACTTAGTATTAAAGAAAACATTTTCAAAATCTCAAGCCAGTTATATTGCATCTGCTTCAAATAAAATAGTAGATTTTCTTGCAAAAGCTTTAAATGTTTTTATATTAGAACCTCAATATTGTGTTTCTTCAAAAAACTGTATTGAAATAAAAAATAAAATTAATGTAGTAAATGGGGATGAGTATTTATGAATTTTGATAATTTCGAAGATTTATTTAAAAAAAATGGTGTCGAGTATAGTAAAATAGAAGGAAAATCGGGTCTCATATTTTGTACAGATGATGGGGAAGAAATCAAAATTACGCCTGAGCATATAAATGAACTTTTTATGTTTGATTATTATTATAATTTAAAGCCAAAACAAGCAATTGACACGAATGATAGAACACATACAACTATAAACAATCTCAGAGACACCTTAAAAAGATTTCAAAACATTGAAAAAAGTGATACATCTTTTACAAGCGAAACATTCGAACTCTTGGCTGCATAATAAATATTTGGAGGATAATATATGTCACAAAATATTGAAAACAAATTAAAAGAGAAATATCCAAGCCCATTAAAAATGGACAATTTGAGCATATTAGATGCCCAAATACATTTCGACCCTGATTCAAGTAATAATGAACTATCAATTTCTATAAAAAAAGATGTCAAAATTAATAAAGGATATATTTACAATGGAGTTGTAACATTAACAACTGAATTACGCTCCGAAAATGATAGTGCGTATATTAAAGTGGTTTGTTGCGGCAAATTTTCTGTTGCTATAGACAATCTCAATGAACAAACTGCAAATATGCTTATAGAAAAAAATACAATTGCTATTATGTTTCCATATGTCCGAAGCTATATTTCAACAATAACTTCTATTCCAAATATGTCACCAATTGTATTACCTCCTATTAATGTAAATAAGTTAATAGAGGACCAAGCAATAAATAAATATAAATAATCAAACAAACGAGGGTTATACTCAACATTAGTTGGTATAACCCTTTTGTAATTTACGTATATAAATTCAATATATTATTTTTCTTTTTTAAAGAGATATTTATCTTTTCTTTATCTTTAAGGGTATTCTTTGGGAGAAAACAATACTCTTCAAGTTCATTTCTTAAGCACCCAGTCTCGTTTTCAAAATCTGTTGGAGTAATAATGTTATGTTCTAACAATAAATTTACAGCTTGTTTTAAAGCACAAGGTTCTTCTATTGGAATTTCCGTATCCAATGGCTCTTTATACCAATATCCCCGCTTTGTCATTTGATTTTTTAAATACTTAATCTGTGAATCACTTAACAAAGCTAAATGTTCACATCTATAAATCATACTTGAGATTGATGTTAACCATTTCAGTTTTAAATTGATAAAATGGTCAACAGAAGATGAATAAACATCACTCGAGAATGTAGCCCTAGGCATCAATAGTGCTCCTGCAAAAGAATCAGCTTCATGTTCTAATTTTTCTCTCAATTTTGTACTTTTATTAATTTCCTCAGCATCATAATAATCAGAATGCATTAACAAATGTCCTAATTCATGTGCTATATCAAAACGAATTCTAGCATTAGACAGTTTATCTGCACTTAAAAATATGTATGGCTTTCCGTCATACCATACAGAAAACGCATCTAATTTGCTTTCTCTAAAAGACATTTTAGATACATTAAAACCTTTGGATTGAACAACCATCATCAAATTACTAATCGGATTTAACCCTAAATTCCACCTTTTTCTTAACAACATTGCATATTCTTCTATTGTATCCATATCTAATGGAGAATCTGTAAAATTGTTATATTCAATTTTGGGGAAATCCAATTCTGGAAAATCAACAAATTCACTGATATAATCATTTATTTCCTTAAAGATTTCAATTTTTTCTGTTGCTGCTGTAATAATTTTCTTTCTAGTTGTTTTCTTTTTTCTAAAAAATACAGCACTGTTAGAGCTATTATTCACAGGAAGTGGTTTTGAAAAAAAACAAATATTATAGCCTGTGGCTATAGAAAGTTTTCCTAATATAGCAGGTGTAGGAGTAATCTTTCCCATTTCATATTGCGAAATTGTTTGCTTACTCACTCCTATTCTTTCTCCCAACTCCATCATAGTCAATCCTCTGGAATTCCTAGCTTGTTTTATTCTGTTTGGCACTATATTTTTATCTTTTTCAATCACACCACTCATTCTATTCATTATTAATTAGCCTCTTTTTCTAATCCATTTTTAAATTTTTTATTAAGGTCTTCTTTTAAGGAAACTAACATTTCTTCTTCTTTTTTATTAACCAAATATAAACCACTTTTTTCTTTAGAAAGTAGTTCTAATAAGTAAATATTGCCAGTATAATTCGCATTAGGAATTAAGATATTTACATATTCCAATTCGCCTTTAAATGTATTAAAACCATATGTAATTTGTGCGTATTTTTTCGGTGCACTAAACGAGATTTTCTCAATATTGTCCAAATTTAAGGATAATTGTCCCCCTATTAACCCTAAATTCATCTTTGCAGCTTCTGTTTTGTATTTAGACTTATTTAGCAGGGCATTCTTTTTTCTTGTCTTTCCAATATTAAAAACAAAATTCGGTGAGGCAATTTCAACAATTCTACAACCATAGCCATTAACCTTTTTAATTTTTGCTGTTAATGGCGTTTCAGGGCTGAATACAGCAGTATATAACTGTTTTTCTATTGAATACGAAAGTAAATGTCCCAAAACCAGCGTACTTTTAGGAAATCCCAAAAACGCCCTATTTTCAGCTTTAAACTGTAAAAAAGCTTCTACTCCTATTTGTACATTATTGCTCAAAAAAATCTTTGATTTATCATCTATATCCTGTTCCAAAAGTTCTATAAGATCTCTTTCTTTATTTATATACATCTTATATGCATCTCTCCTTTTTTAAATTTATGTGTTTATTTTATACTATTTCGGCAGTTTTGTCAAGTATTTTTTGAAATGCAATAACTTTCTTCTAATTTAAATATTTATACTTATAAATTATAACCTATTTGGTTATAATATAACATTTATTCCAACCCATTTAATCCTTTATTACAATTGTGTTAAAGGAGATGATATATATGTACAACGAATACAAAAAAGCTAGAGATTTGGCATGGAAAACTCTAATTGATTGTGGCATAACTGTTTTACCGGTAAATCTTACACAAATAGCTGACCACTACAATATAATACTTATACCATATTCTCAAAGTACAGTTGCTCAAAAGTTAGATTTAAAACAAGACGGTTTTACATTAAAGCGAAATGGTAAATACATTGTTTATTATAAAGATTCTTACAATCAAAGAGCACGCTTTACAATCGCTCACGAACTTGGCCATATACTTCTTGGCCATATCGATAACCCCGATTCAGTAAACGAATACGCAGCAAATATATTCGCAAGGGACTTGTTAATGCCTGCTATTGTTTTAAAAAAAATAAATGTTATTTCTGCTTATGAAATATCTCAGTTGTGTGATGTATCGAAAGCAGCAGCAGAAATAAGATTAGAACGATTACAAAAACTATCAAAGCGAAATAAATTTTTTACTAGCTTTTTAGAAATTAAAGTATATAAAAACTTTAAAAATTACATAAAGCAAATGAGGTGAAATATATGCCAGCTTATAAAAATGAAAGAGGTACTTATTATGCAAAGTTTAGGTACATAG